TATAGCTGTAATTGCCTCTGAAACGCCGTCTGGGTCTCCAAAGAGGGAGAACCTGAAAACAACAACATCGTCTGCGGAGCCTGGAACGCTCTTTGACTTCTCGATTGTCATGGTTGCAGTAGGGTCATATTGATGCAAAACGTCAAGCAAAAGGTCAGCCTTCTTCGCGTCGTTACCTAGCCACTTATCCCAGATATGATATTCCCATCCGTCTAGAGCTATATCAATAGTTTTCCAAGGAGAAACGTCTCCAACCGTCTCAACGACGGCTCCTTCTGGGTCGTCTGGTTCAGGGACTGGTTGAGCAGGAACCGTATCCGTAGGCGTTGCCATGCTATGTATAGTTAGTCTTCCCAGTATTTAAAGCTAACTTAGACAAAGGAAACCATGTCAGAAACGTTATCTGGAATTATCTGCCCTTTGCGGATGTAGAAGGCCACCATTGCGTTGACGAAGGCCATAAGAGAATCGTCTGTGGTATCTGGGTTGTGCGCCCAAATCTTGGTGCCTGTTGCGTCACTGGTATCTGGGTATTCGGCTAAGAAGTCGTGGATTATCCAGTCTCTTGCTGCTTCGTCTGCTTCTTCGTAGAAACGGAATCTAGTTGGTTTGGTAACGTAGTCCATAGCCGTGTCGAGTGCCCACGTTCTATTGACTTGGGCCATACTTCCAAACTGAGTTGGTTCTAGAGATATAGGTTTGCCTGCCTTTCCTGAGCCTAGCTTTACGCTTAGGATGCGGTTGGCGAACCGCTTGTAGAGTTCCTGATTCTGGACAAATCCAGAACCATAGTCGCAAGCACATAGAGAGACGGGAAAAGTAGTCAACAGTGCGCCGACTCTATCAATCTGATGGGTGATGTCTGGGTCGTCTATCTTCTCTACATAAAGAACGTCTATTGTGTAGATGTCAGGCAGTTCTAGGAGTCTGGGTCGTATCATGAAGAATACGGTGTTGGCTTTTGAAACGCCCCAGTCCACGCCAGCCAGTAGAAGGTCGTTCTTGTCGAACTCTCCTTTATGCAAAAGAGGACTGAAGAGAGTTCTCATGTAGGCGTAATCAGTCGGCCTGCCAAGGCCAGAGTAGAACAGTCCCAAGACCTCGTTCATGAACTCCTGTCTTGGTTTGCTCTTTCTAGCATACTCAAAGTCCTCTGGTGAAATCCAAACACCGACAGCCATTTCTTGGCTAATATGATAGCCCGACCACATCCTACCTGCTTCTGGATTGGTGGCAGTCCATGTTTGCGATTCTTTGTTCCACTCCTTCTTGATGCTCTTATCGAAGAGGTCGGAGAAATTGGTTCCAGTAAGAAGCGGCGTTCCGATTACCCACAGCCGTTTAAACGCACTGTGTCGCAAACCTTCTTCTGCAATTGGGATGGCGTTGGCACGGTAGTCTTGGAACTCGTCCAAAATTATTGCGTCTGCGTCAATGCTTCTCAGAGTCTTCGTGTCTTCAAAGGCAGTCATAAAGTAAATCTCTGAATTGCAATAGAGGACTCGTGTTACTGCTTCTTCTCTGGTAAGGGGTTTGAGTATCGGGCTTCGGTGCAACTGCTTTTGGAAGCGGTCTTTGGAGAAGATGTTCGCCTTGTTGCCTGAAGACGTGGCGTAGACATACTTGCCAGGTCTTTTGGCACCCCAGTAGAACAGCATGTTTACAGCATACTCGGAGACTTCCATTTGTCTGCCCTTGACTATTATGATTCTTTGGCTCTCATCCCTGTAAAGCTCTGGAAGCCAAGGTCGTTCTCCAAACCACGTCTTCTGTTCGGGCGGGGCTTTCTCAGGCAGAGTCACATACTTCTCCACAAAGGAGACTGGGTCGGTAAGGTCTAAGTCCATCTTGGCTGGCTCCTTCTCTTTGATTTTGTCGAACTCTTGCTCCAAGCCTCTAAGCAACCGTTCATTAACTGTGGACATCTATATCTTTATATAGCCTGGTAGGGTATTTAACTATTGTCATGAAGCATGTTAAGGTCGTCTTCTATGGATTAATTGCTGACATCCCCGAAGAAGGGGTAGAAGCGACGGGCGAGCTTATGGTGCTGCCCTTCTCATCTGGCGAACCGCCCTACTACAGAAAGGAAGCAGACGGCACTATCACGTTTCTCGATTGGGTCGCTATACTTGAGACTTGTTCTGACGACGAAGACGATGATGCTAAGTAACTCTCTATTTTTGTCTTTAGTTTCTCATCCTCAAAAAGATGAAGTCTTGTATTACAAAGTTGACATAGAATACCTCTAAAACGACCAGTTTTATGGTTGTGGTCGGAAGCGTATCCATGAGGAGTTCTTTTTAAGATTCGACCACAGAGAGCACATAATCCATTTTGTTTTTGCCATGTTGTCTCAAATTCTTCAAGAGTTATTCCGATTCGATATTCCAAATTTCGTTTTTTATTGTAAAGGCTTTGGGCCTCACGATGACTCTCTCTCCATCTGCGTGCAGTCTCATTAAGTTTTTCGCTATTAATTTGGTGATATTCCTTCATGTAGTCTTTTTTCTTTTCTTTGTTGATGGGATTTGCAATCCATCTCTTCCATTCCAATTTCCTATTTTTTGGGTCTTTGTAAGGCATCTAATAGAGATAGAAAGGGATTGCTATTTAAACTTTTCTAATTAAGAATTACAATCCTTCTGCTTGTGGAAGAGCCAGACTCCTAGACCATTCTTTTCTTCTTTCGATGATAGTCTCATTGCACTTGGTGCAGGATATGTTGTCTGGCTGCTGTGTGGCATTCATCTCGTAGGTAAAGAACTCATGGCATTGGAAGCACCAGATTCTGTAGACTCCGAAAGAAGCACAAGGTGGTGGCATTCCCTCTGCATTGTTCCAGAATGCGACAAAGTCAGGAACAACGACTTGGAGTTCAGTCACTGGATTGGAGTCTATGATGGCCCAAAGCTGGTTCTCGCCACTTGTAGGGTCTTTTCCTATGATTCCGACTAGCGTGAAGCGGTTGCTAGTTGGTGGAGCGTAGAGCAGGTCTCCTATCGAGTGCTCCTTCTCTTCGATAGTGGGGCTGGTGATGTGGTAGATGTAGTCGGTCTCCATAAAGAGGTTGAGTAAGGGGTCTTTGGCAACTTCGGGGCTGAAATCTGTGGCTGCCATTTCCAGAAGCGTCTTCTGCCGCTTTCCGACCTTTGGAACCACATCCCTTAACATGGCGTTAAAGATGCTGTCTAAAGCATTGTCAGCGTAGGCCAACGCCTCCTTGTCTATCCTAGTTGAATCTTTCAACAGACGGAAAACCATCTTGAGTTGCGCCCACTGGAGCAAATTGTCCATGTTTCTTCGTAGGTTGGCTTGGATGACCGTTCCCTCTTCCTCTGAAGGTGTTCGCTCAGGCGTAGGCTGTCACCTCTTGGTAGATTTCGTCTGATATTTTAAGTCCGATTTTCTTCTTCCGTAGCCTTCTCTTCGCGTCCTCTATAGCGGCTCGAAGTTCGTCGTCAGACATAGCTCTCATCTGCATGAAGAACTCGTCGGCATTCGCAACGCCCCATTCTTTACACATCTCCGAAATTATATCGTGACTGTCCAAGCCAAGAAATATGTGAAGCCTTTTCTCTATCTCACGAGCCTTCGCGTAACAGGAGTGTCCTTCAGACATCTTTAGTCACTCTCTTCATGTCTTTATCATAGACGATAAACGGAAACACAGAAACGTCAACGTAGCCCAACAATTCTTTTGTCTTCGGGTCTCGTCTTTCTCGTATCTTTGACTTGTCCATACCTACCCCTCTCTCAGCATACTATTTAAACGTTCTATTGAGAGTAAACTTTATATAGTGTGCTACATAGGGGGTGGTATGGGTAGAAAAGCGACAACAAATCCGTTGGGTGATGTGCCGAAGATGGAGAGCAGACTGTGTGCCTTTTGTGATGGGAAAGAGGTAGCTCAAGTGGGAGTCACTGAGCACGCTATTCCTATGGGCGAGAACTGCTTTGGCAAGGCTATCGACAAGGGCGTGGTTTGGGACTACAACACCACACTGACACAGATAAAAAGTTTAATAAGGCAGAGAACAAGGGGATAGAATGTGTTAACAAGACTTGCTCCCGAAGATATTCTTGGATTTGATGCGAGAGACTACTTTGAAGTGGCTAAACAACGAGCTGACAAAGTTCATTTGAACACTCGCTATATTGGGACAGATGAAGCCAAGTTGGAAGGCTTTATCTTAGAAGAGGGCATTCTTAATCTTTTGCCAGTTGAGCGTCCTAAAGGTAGTGTTCCATACAATCATGATGTCCTCTTTAGGAGTCGTCTTCTAGAAGTAAAGGCAGAGCGAACTCCATCATGGATGATTGAAATTCCATTAGATTGGGATGCTAGATGCCAAGATTACTATCACCAAAAATGTGACTTCTACATTCATGGGCGCATAAATTTGAAAAAGAAGTTGGGCTGGATAATTGGTTTCATTTCTAGAGATGAATATTTCGCTCTTGCAGGAGAACCTCACAAAGCAGGAACCGACTACAACGGCATTAAGTTGAAAGAAGATACTTGGATGGTGCCCTATTCAAAGCTCTATCCTCTGCGATTGTTAGGTGTGGTTGCTTGACTCTATACCTCAATAAGCAGGAATACGAGACGCTGAAAGAGTGGCTCCCGCCCGATACTGTGGTGGTGAAAGCTGAAGAGTTGGGAACCGATGCCGTCGTTCAGGGCGTGGAGAAAAGTAGGATGTATGAGAGAAAGGAGTTGAAGGACTTTCTGGCCTCTATTCATGATGGCCGCATTTGGGAGCAACTGAAAGACCTCTCAAACAACAAGGAGAACTACGAGCCTTTTGTCATCCTAGAAGGGCTAGGGTTCTACGATTGGACTGTCAAGAAGTGGAAGAGTTTGAAGGACTACTTTGCGGAGCATCCAGAAAGGAAGTTAGCTTTCTTTGAAGCATTGGCCGCTTTTCGAGCCTTTGGTGTGGGGTTGGTTATTACCACCGACAAGTCCGACACTGCTCTCTTTCTTACCCATCAGAACCTCAAGTTAGGCAAGCCCAAGGAGAAGAAGAGTTACCCATTGAGAGGCGGTATGAAACGTGATTGGTCTATAGATGAGAAGAGACAGTATCTCTATGATGCTATGGGCACTCAATTTTCTAAGGCTATTCGTAAGACTACACTACGAGACCTACTCTCAAGTCCTTTGACTAAAGAAGAGTTACTCTCCAAGTTGCCTACAACTTACACCAGTGGAAAGACAATACCTACAAAGTATCTTGAGGAGTTTGTCGAATTGCTTGGATACTCCTAAAGATAAGAACGCATTCTTTTCCATAATGCTTAAATAGTGGGCGAACCTATGGTATGCCTATGGAAACTTGTAATGTTTGTGGTGTTGTTCTAACGAAACAAAATTTCCTTTCTTCAAGGGCGAAGCGGCACGATTACATTTGTATTTTATGTGGTAGAGCAAGAGCCAAAACGAATTACTATAAGAATCGTGACCATGTTCATACACAAAAGAAAATATGGTATAAAGCGAACCAAGGACGAAAGACTAAGTTTGAGCGTGAGAAGTATGCTCGGCTTAAGTTTGAAGTTCTTCTCCACTATACTCAAGTTTTTGACCCTACTGCTACAAGTCCTCATTGTAATGACCCTTTCCATAAACACCTACCCAATGACCCTCTTGCCAAAGACATTCGGGCACTCTCAATAGACCATATCAATGGTGGCGGAAACAAACATCTTAAAGAAATTGGTCAAGGCAAACTCTATTCGTGGCTCAAGAAGCATAACTATCCCCCTGGCTATCAGGTGCTTTGCATGAGTTGTCAATTCATCAAGCGGTCAGAAATGAGTGAAACACATTGAGTCTTTCAATTCAACGGGCACAACGAAAGGACTTGGACGCTATCATCGCTCTCAATGAGGCAAGTATGCCTGAACATTATAAATTGCAGTTTTGGAACTTCCATCTCGACTACTTTTGGGATGTGTTTCTCGCGGCCAAGTTAGATGATAAAGTTGTGGGCTACGTTATGTGCCATGCAGAGACGATTCACCATGTTCGTGCAGGAATCATAATATCGCTGGCTGTGGCTCCAGAGCACAAGCGAGAAGGCATCGGCAAAGAGCTTATGCAGAACGTTCAGAGGATATTTCGCATGAAGGGCATTCCACTGGTCGCTCTTCAAGTGAGAAAGAGCAACGTAGACGCGATACGCTTTTATGAAGGACTGGGGTATCAAACAGAGATGATGTTGCCTGGTTACTACACCGAGCCTACCGAAGATGGCTGGCTGATGAGTCGCGTCCTGTAGCCTTGGAGTTACCTTTAAATAGGCGGGAGTCGCTAATCTCCTTGTATGGTAACGACCTTTTCACCTATAGCCGCAGGCTGGAGAGCCGCAGTGGGCTGGTATCCAGAGGCAACCTATGGGACGGCAGTGCCGAGTGTTCAATACCATTGGGTTGGGGCAGTGCAAAGCATGAAGGCAACAATAGATAAGCAACCTATTCTAGTCTACAGAATGGATGGCAGCACCGACTTTCCTGCCTATCTTCTGAAAGGAGTAAGGAATGTAGACTTCAGTATTACCTATTGGCCTCAAGACATCGCTCTTCTGCTTGACGATATTAACAACATCGGACTCAGCACGGTCTCTCACACTTTCATTATCGAAGATTTTGACACAACCAACACTTACACAATCACAGGGGCAGTGGCTAACACTGTAACGATTACTGGTAAGACAGCCAACGCACTCGAAGTTACAATCACCTACTGGTGTCAAAATATTATTTGGGGCACTGGTGTCGCTGGCCTTCCTGTTGGTGTGACCTTTAGTGCTGACCCTCTCAATACGCCCTTCTTCTTCTCACAAGAGAGCGTTCAGATTCCGTCTGGAACACCACAGGTGCAGGCTTTGACCTTTACTGGCACTATTACCAACAACCTATACCGCGTGCCTCAATTTGGGACAGACGTTATCAGAAGCGTGCCGACTCTAACACGAAAGGCCGAAGGAACTCTTACAGCTACCTTTGCTTCAATAAATGATGTGCCGAATGAGAGAAATGTGCCGTATGAATATACGGCTGTTAGAACCACACCTTATTTAGACCCTGAACAACTGTTGACACCTCCTACTCCGTCTGGTCTCTCTCAACAGACTATTCGTTTGATTCTTGGACTTCAAGGTGCTGGAGCCAACTATCCACCTACCCCTGCTGTTGGCACTGTTTTCTACTTGGATTACGCAGGTGCAGTGTTGCCCAAGATAGACCTCACTGTTCCAATTTCTGACCTTGTTGCTGTAGAGTTGCCTTGGACTGCTACTAACGCTACAGTAGCGTCTCACGCTCCTCCTGCTCCATAATAGAATTTCAAGATTTCGGCAAGAAAGCTTATAAAGGCATGCTTACTACCCTACGAAGTGGAGATGAAAAACAAATGAGTGACAACAAGTTAATGGGACTGACGGCAATTGCTCTGGTAGTGCTAGGAGCCTTCGTTATTGGGATAGAGGCAGGACTGGGACTTGGCTTCATAGAGGTCGGAACCTTTGGACTTATAGTGACGTGGGGTATAGCCATCGCCTATGGTATGAAAGGCCATGAGGAAAGGATGAGCCTCTACAGAGAGATGGGAAGAATCGCAAGTGAAAGAGGTGAGATTATGCCTACTGTTGCTGAAATAATGAGAGACTATCCCTACCAGAATGTTGTGTATGGCACCGCCGCCAGCGAAGTCATGAACCTCAGAAATGAGGAAAGGGAACGAGAGAGATAAGGTAAATACTTAAATAGCCTCTTACTCCTCTACTGCCTATGACTACCGAGACTAAGACTCTAGTGGTTAGGGGCGTGACTTACACCATCAAACGCTTTGGTCTTAAAGAGGGTGCTTTCGTAGATGGACTTATTGAAGCGGCCAAAGACCTTGAAAGGAAGCAAGCTATTTCTGTGTTCTATGGAACAGTCAAACCTAAGTTCGAGTCCGTTGAAGCGATAGAAGAGGGAGATAGGGAAATAGGTCTCCATCTATGGATTGAGATAAACAGATTCAACCGATACGAAACCAGTTTTTTATCGCTCTTAAAGAACTCACCCTCACAGGTGTTACCACAAGAAGAGACCAAGAAACAGTAAACAGAGCTAAGGCCGTTCTCAGCAAGTATAACGAGTATGCTATTCTGAAGACCCTTCAAGACCAGTTGGGCATCCCTAGAGAGGAAGCTCTTCAGATGAGTGCTCTTGAAGTCAGAGAGTTGCTTTTAGCTCATGACTTCGCTATTGAGGCTGAGAAGAGGAGACTTGAGAAGGAGCGTAAGAAAGCGGCTCAGGCGAAAGGGTTAAAAGGGGAGATGTAGCCTTATAGAGTGATATGTCAAGGGAAGAGAAACCTAATCCTCTTGTGGAAAATGCGCAAGCAGCTAAACAAGCTCTGCTTCTCAGTGGAGACTTAGCGGCTCTGAACGAAGCCGTTGAAGCAAATGTTATATCGGTTAAAGAGTATTCTGAAGCACTGCACGGTCTTACTTCAAATGAAACTACTGCTATACAGGGAGTGAAAAACTTTTCTACTATTATAAACAGTTGGCGAACCATTTTCAATGCCACAGCAGACCTAGTGGCTGGTAACATTGATGAATTGGTGAATTTGTATAATGCTCAAATCAACGTCATTCAGACTCAGAATAAATACACACAAGCACTTGCTTTGCAGGCAACAGCCGTCAACATCTATGGTAAAGGCTCGGAACAGGCAACAAGAGCGACTACAGCCGCAAGTTATGTTGGTGCTCTTTACACTCAGTCTAAGAAGAATGAGACAGTAGCCATGAATGATTACGTTACAGCAACAGCTTCAAATGTTGCAAAAATCGCCTCGTCTATTACTGACGTTGTGACTTCTATGAACTTGTTTGACATTGCTTTGGGTGCTGTAGCCTTGTCATCTGCTGAAGGTGCTGCACAGATGGCACTTGCAGCCATTCCAATTGTTGGTGGCATCGCCGCGTTAGGAATTGGAGCATATCAATTGGCTACGACTCCTCATATTGCAGCACCTGGGATGCAGAGTGGTGGCTATGTTCCTAGAACTGGTCAATATACGCTCCATGCTGGTGAGACTGTAATTCCAAAAGCTGAGACAAGTGGTGGGACAGGTATTGGTGTAGGCGCACCAAATGTTGAGATTCACATTCATGCTACAAGCAACGTAGACTTGGCGAGAGTGAGACAAGAAGTGGAGACTGCTTTGGCCAAGACTCTTCTAGCATCACAGAGACAGAGAGGGGTGTATGGATAATGTCTAACACTATTAACTATGTGGTCACATACAATTCAGACATCAATACCCTGCCTAGTCCGACCTATCTTTCTCCTATCAAAAACATTACACTTCAACGCAACATAGCACCTTCTGAAGACAACGCGACTATCACTCTTGGTGGAATACAGAAGATTGATTCAGCCAGAGAGGTCTACTTCTATCGTGTTAACTCAGACGGAACTTATACTCTCAAGTTTAGAGGGATGACCACCAATCCAACGTATCACGTTGCAGACGACGGACTTGTTACCTCTGTTCAGATTAACAGTCTGTGGTATATGCTTCAGACCAGACTCTTCCAAATTGCAGGAAAGAGTCCACCGCCGCTTCAGCCCAACACCAATCCCTATTTGGTTTATCTTAATCCGACGTTGGGATTGGACTTTGGAATGATTTGGGCAGACATCCTTGTAAACGCATTTCAAGAGTCCTATTCTACTGGGCATCTTCCTCCACTTCATTTAGCCAACATAAACGACGATGGGTCGGGAAATATGAACATAGGTGTAGAACCGCCTTACCTTACTGACTTTGACCCTACTGTAGTAAATGACAACATGAATATTCAGTATCAGTCTATCTCTGCTGTGGTAGATAGATTGGTAACATCTGCTCTGTTCAACGCTGGCCAAGGTTCTCCTTTTCTCGCAGAGTATAGAATGAACATAGGAGACTATCCGACTCCCCTTCCTTCTATTCCTCATCCTGAGTTTGTCACACCCAAGCTACCAACCGCAACGGTAATGCTTTTTGACCCTGTTCATGGTAAATTAGGTAATGGTAACAATAGAACGGGAGTAACTATAGGAGACTTTGCCACGCAAATCGACCCTGCGGGAACGCTTCCTGCTAGTCTTGCATTTCCAATGGCCTATGTGGAATTTGGTGTAACAAATGGGTATCTACCTATAGACACTATCATCTTCTCAGAAGGCGACAACATAGTTTCAATTGACCTCACCTACGACTATTTGGTGATGAACAACAGTTATGTCCTTTCTGGTGGGAGTTTTCAGGGGTCGGATGTGGTCGCTCTGCCTATAGACAATCAAAGAAGCATTGCTGAATATGGATTGAAGCAGACCAACCAACCGCTCTCTAACGTGGTAGACCAAGGAGAGATTAAACGCTTTGTTGGGACGAGCATTAACTTCTTCCAGCACCCTATTCCAAATATCGTGATAAAGCCCGACTACGTTTACGCAAGCACGCACATACTGTATGCTGGCGATTATATAATGGTGAACGCTCCAAGTCTTGCTGGAGTATTGGAAGATAGCAACGGTAATCCTTTGATTGCTTATCAAGCTGCGACAGCCGCTTTTACCGCTAGAATCAAGACCATAGATATAACGTGGAATCCAACAGATGGCGAAGACATTACGCTTACATTGACCTTTCCAGTTCAGAACGTTCCAATAGCAGAGTGGAATGCTGCTCATAACACTCAACAGTTGGGGTCGCCTGGTGGCGCAATACAGTCCATGTATACTGTAGTCGAGCCAGCCGCTAAGACTATGCTAGGAAGGGGAAGACAAGCAGAAGGAGCAGCCACACATCAGAGTGGTGGAGATTTCCTTACTAACAGAAATAATCCTACCACTGTAGTTGTTACAGATACAGGAACGACAGATAACGTAACTCCAGACGTAGGATTTTTGGAGCTTCCGATTTTTGCACAACACATACCCAATAACATGGATGCAATAAATTGGGATGGAAGTTCAGTAAAAGGAGACGATATTCTTATCTACCAGTTTGGTGTTGAAGTTGATACACCAGACACTGCACCGAGCAATACCGCTTCTGCACCAAGCAACGTCTATCTCACCGTTATTCAGCCCGATGGAATGGCTATAATTGACACGATAGTTGACATCAATCAGTTAACCAACATTCTTTCACTTATTTCCAAATCTCATGAACGTCCACCTTTGCCACCTCCAGGGACACCTCCTTTGTCAGCTCCTTTGCTCACTGATGAGGCTAGAAGTGTCAATCTGAGTGGAAGATACCAAATCATAGTCCGTAACTCAAAGGCGTTTGTTTGGTGTCCAAATCCGCTATTCCAAACTCCGTCTCTTCTTTCTCCGCCAAGTGCTATACCTAATACTGCTGGTTTTGTGGGTTATTCTTACATCATCACGCCCTGTATTGATGCGGCTGGAGACTATCCATTTGGCATGTCATACTGGACATGGATAACCAGTGCAACCATCGGTGTGGGTGGTCACAATGTTGCTCTAACATGGAATATTGTAAGCGGGGCAGGGAGTTACAATATCTATCGCCAAGACAGCATACTTACTCCAGACGATATATTGCGCTATGGAAAGGTAGGCACGTCAGTTGTAAATTCGTTTACAGATAGCATAGCTATTCCTACTGCGGGACTTCAGCCCTATCCGCCGTTTGTTACACAAACACTCACTCCTGCGGCTGTTGGTGGAAGTATTGTCGTTAATCAAACCTATTGGTATGTTGTAACTGCTGTCAATTCGGCAGGAAACGAAACTGTGTGTTCAGCCGCAGGTGCTTATGACCATACAGGCACTATAGATACCGAGCCGCCAGTCAATCCAGTAGCCCTTTACATAGAGTGGCCTACAGTGCCACAAGCCGTGAGTTACAATATCTACAGAGGAGACGGCCCTGCTGCTTATACTCTAGCCACCCTTTGGCAACTACAGACTAGCATATTTGATACCAATTTTACAGATGACGGAAGTATTACGCCATCTTCTACTACACACCCTCCTTCCGAGATGGAGACAGAAACCAGAGTAGGTTCCAACGCCTATACTATCTATGCCAACCACTCCTTTCTACAAGACCCTGCCAACACCCAAACTGCCTCTGGTGGTGGGACTAACAATCCTAGCACTGCCATTGTATACGACCCTACCCAACGGAGAGTGTATCAGACTTACGGATATGTGGCTCCCTTCTAAGAGAACATTTATAAGCCTATAAGACCCTTAGAATCTTAGTATGGCTGCACCTGTGCTTTCAACCGACTTTCAGATTGGTCTAGACAATGCTATGATTCAAGTGGCTCAGAATTACACTGTTCCAGCCAATCCTCCATCAACGCCAAATCCGCCTACCAATTGGCTTACACAGCCCACTAACACCGCTACTACAACTACTAAAGACAGTGTTACGATTTACGTCTCAGCTATCAAAGGATTCAACAACCCGCTAACGATGTCTTTCATGATAGAGAGAGTCAATAACTATGTAGACTTAAGCCTGCCTACTCCTGATGTAACTACTGCATTTTGGCAAGGAGATATAGGTATGGACATAAGCACTTGGATTACAGGCACTTCTGTAACTCTACCAAACGGTGATACTGGATGGAGAGGTTTACTTGGTTTTAACCTCGTTCCGAATGGGGATAGTATGGTCAATCCTCTCAATACTTATGAGGCTCAGAATTATCGGACACTTTGGATAAATCCTCAAGGCACTGGTGGTGCTATTGACCCCAATCATCCGCCTTCTTATCAGGTCAATATCTATGCTTTCGACCCTATAACTAATACTTACGCCGCTTGCAGTTTCACGCTTGTAGTTATGCCCAGTGTTGCAAACTACGGAATAGGAGTAACAGAGACAATACCTGCGGCCAATACCTATGTGAATCAAAATAGTGGCGTTGGAACCAAAACACTTTATGTAGCTTCGACCTCTGGTTTCAACGTGGGCGATTCTATAGATATAGGAATGAACACAGCAAGGTATGAGGTTGGTGTTGTTGCTTCTACCACTTCTACATCTCTAGTCCTTTCAGTTGGATTGACCAACACACATACCGCCGTGCAAGCTGACACTGTAACTGGAAACAGACTCTTCGGCAATTCGGTGACGTTGAAATACGACGGAGCAAACCCTGCTATAAACAACTATGCGATTGTCTTCTTCAATTTCTATCCTCTTGAAAGTGCTGGAATAGTCAATCAGACTCCTTCGCCCATTGCTGTTACTATTGATGCTGTTGACAAGGACGGAATAATAGATTACACCAATAGCACCATAATAGGCTATCCTATGGTTAGTCCTACTTCTCTAACAGGTTATTTTCTTGCTCAAGCTCTTGCCCCACCACCACCGATTGAATTACCCATTCATCTCACCAGAGATATGCCACTGGTAAGGCCAGACCTCTACGTTATTGAGTTTAGGCTCTATCTCTTCGATTGGGCAACAGCCCACCCTGGCCTCCCACTTCCAACGAAGTCTGTTTTACTTAAAGTGACTGGAGCCGACGCAAATGGCGTAAGCGTCTCTGGCTATACAAAGATAACGCCAGTTGTTAGTTAGGTGATATAATGTCCACAACCACAACTATTCCCCTTGGTCTTGAGATAAGGCGGCTAGGCTGGAAAGACGATGCCTTTAGGCAGGCCGACCACGCACCTAGCCTTCCTCCTAGTGGAGTCCCTACTGGAATGCTTGGCTGGTGGGACAATACGACTGGTAATGCTATCACCTTTGCGAATGGAACAGTGACCACGAATGGAGCCTTTGGTGCTCCCAGTCCAGCCATTACAAACGGAGACGAACTCACTCTTCCAGCCAATATCGAAGTGGAGAAAGACTTTCCAGTTGCCATTCCTGCTGCCTCTACAGGTTCTATAAGACTCAGAGCAAAGAACGCTGGTCTCGGAGATTCTATTCTTTCTGTCATACTCCTTTATTTAGAGCCGCTTCCAAGTCCACATCTCGCTTTCCTATATGCTGGTGCGGTAGACTTGACTTCTACCCTTTACACTCACTACACGATTGGCCCGACTTATCTCGGAAGCGATGTTTGGGGAGTCCAATTGATATGCGATAACGGGGCCATCATAGACTATGTGGCTCTTGCTACCTGCGACTACATCAATCAGGGTGGGCAAAGTCTGGATGTTTCCATTCCGAAGAAGACTGTATCTCAGACCATTCCAAACGAGATAGACATAATACAGCAACTGGGCATCTCAAGCAGGTCAAAGGCGGTGGTGATACCTAAGATTACTGTGACCGCTTACAGATGGTTAGAGGACAAACTCACCAATGGCATCCCTCTAGAACTTCTTACTCCTACTCAGCAAGCCACTGGCTATCTTAGCGACCTTAAGAGACACACCGAAGCTGGATGGGTTGGTGTGCCTCTTCCAACTACAGATTCTCTTCTTGTGACAGCTACAGGACAGCAGTTGTATGATATATCCTTCACTCTGGTAAAAGCAGACAATGAAGCAAACATAGAGACCACTGCTTTAGCTTGTCCAGTTCCGCCCGTTCCTTTTCCGCCAAGTCTGAGTCTGACTGGAACCACATACGATGGAGATGCGTTGCACGATAGCTATGCACGAAAGAGCTTTTACGCGGATGGAAGATGGTGGGTGGTATGGAGCAATGGTAGCGGTAGTTATGCGCTTCATACAGGAACCACTCACAATCCAACATCTGCAACGGCTTGCTACGACCCCTATATGGGAGCACCACTCAACGGTTGGGTTGGTTATACTTTGAGTTACTTCAGTGGCCCTGCTAATGGTCAAAGCAAAACGATTTTATCGAATACTGCAACAACGATAACTACTGCTGCATTTGCACCAGCACCAACACCTACAGGTGGCGACTGGTATATAGTGTTTGCACCTATTCCGTTAGGCATAGAAGAAGCATCCTCTTCTGATAGGAACACTTGGACTACGCAAATAGACTTGGATTCTGGTCTAAGTCCAACTGTAGGATACGACCTTGCGGTGTGGTATGACATACCAAGCAATACTTTTCGTTATGTCTCTCTAACGGCTGGCAACTCTCCTAGATATAGAGTAGGAACTCCTCATGCTAATGGGTCAATCGCATGGCTTGCCGCAGAGCAAGTTCTTCCATTCGGTTGGTTTGCTGTAAGTGTGATAACTGACACCAACGGCTACGATTGGGTTTGTAACTCAAGTAGTGGACAGGTCTTTGAGAACGCTAACACAGATGGAACATGGTCTACAGCACTTACTCATACCGTTCCTTCTATAAACAACAGAGCCACTATTGTTCCTCTCTCTGCTGGTAAGGTTGCAATTGTTTACAGTGATACTGCAAGTCATAACATATATGCTCAATGGTATGATGGCGCATGGCATAGTTCAATCGGTCACACATTTCACGATGTTGATAGTTCTAGTGGTGGTGCGGCTGGTTTTACAGCAGTAACGATAGGAGACATAATCTATATAGCCGCAGTTGACTCTGTTGGTGATGTGTGGTATGTCAAGTTTGATGCAGCAACAAACTCGTTCTCTGAGGAACAAACGTTAGTTCCTTCTGTGAGTATCAACGCTCGCCCAATGGTAAGCAAGGATTACTTAGGAAACATCTTTGTCTTCTATCCTGTTCCTTCGTCGAATACGATGAACTACTTGCGAAGATGGGTCGATGGGTCGTGGAGCAGCGTCCAAGTTTTCTCTCCAGCAGTCGGAGCCTTCCCAAGTGATGAAAGATTTGCCTCTTCATGGGACGACACTGGTGGTTTTATCTCGGTTGCGTTCCTTGCCGCGTCTGGCGGAACTCCGTCTTGGAACGTATGGACAGCGTTTCTCGACACACATTAGATTAGAGTATAGACTTATTAAGACCTTCAGACCTCTACTACTTAATGCCACAAGTTACGATTCAGCCTGCTTCTCTTACTGGAACTCCGCTAGGAACACCTATTCCTTTAGAGGTTGCCACCTTTGATGAGTCGAGAAAGGCCAAACTCAAGATGTATTCACGAGTCCAAGCCTTTTCAGACACTGCTTTGGTGATAGGTTCTTACAATAGAGAATTTGAGATGTCTGTAGTTGTGCCTCAAGACTTCATTCTTGTTGGTGGCATTCCACAAGCTGGTGGAGAGGATGTTGAGACTCTATTGGCTGGTCTTCAACTTCAAGACCAATGGCTAGTAGACCCAGAAGGAGTAGGAAGGCAAGTGAGAATAACGAATGTCGGAACCAAGCATACTGGTGGCCAGCCCTTCTACTACGAAGTGGATGTATCTATGATTGCAGTAAACAACGTAGAGATTTCATCTAATTAGACGGGGAGAATCTTTTTATAGTGCGAACCAGTATTTAACCTTGTGGACTTAGCAAGCCTTCTTATAATTGTTCTGCTTGCAATCGGTCTGGTAACTGAAACCTTCTTGCTGATTGGTGCGATGAAGATTTTACGCTCCCTTCAGAGAAAAATCTACATCCTGCTGGCCAATTATAAGTCAGACTTGGAGATGGTGCTTCTGCACTCCCACGAGTTCGACGACTTCATAAAGGCGACAGAGCAGGCCATGCAAACTGACGATGCAGAGAAGGCCAAACATTCGGGCATTGGCTGACCTACCACTCCAACTTCTCCTGACCCTCTCCAGCGACCATCTGTTTCTTATACTTTTGTATCACCTCGATTAGCCCAAGCCGATACATGATAGGGTCAACTTGATGGGAAATATACCACCCGTAATCGACCTCTTCAGGCTTTACTAAGTTCATCAGCTTCGGTATACCGCCTCTGGTCATTATGAAGCTTACAACTCCATACTTGACCATCTCTGTCGGAACCCAACCTGTCGCTACCGCGTCCTTGTAGGCTCTGACATGAGGCGGGGTAGGCATCCGTCTCTCCTTTCCATTCTTATCCTTCTTCATCAAACCATAAGACTCGGCAGGACGCGGCATGTGTTTCTCAATCACCAACAGAGGGTCATACAATCCTTTGTAAAGGTTGACCTTGGTTGTCTCGTAGAAGTCCAACATCTTCTCTTTCGGAACCTTTGAGACCTGCATCTTCTTTATGGCCTCTTGGAGATTCTTCGCCAACTCAGTCCAGTCGCCTCTCAGGGTCTCCATTCCTGCCTCTTCAAACTTGTCAACTACTTGCTTGGTCTTGTCGATGTGGACTATACCGTAATACTTCTTCTTCGCCTTCTCACCTTTTGCACTCCTTGGGAAACCAAGCACGCTCCAATAGCTCTCGAACCCGAACTTGATGTTGGTCACGTTGTAGGTCTGCTCTACGAAGTTGTTTATCAACGGGAGAATCGTATCAACGTCTTCCATCTTCCCATGAACGAATATCGAGTCGGTATCATCGTAGTAGACAATGTAGCCCAAGCTCTTCAGAAACTCGGCTGTATGGGTCAGGATGTCTCTGCCGTGAAAACAGGTGCTGTCTGACACGTCTACCGCCTTGAAGCGGTAGTAGGTGCTTGCGAAGAGACCATAGACCGCGTTAATTGCAATTTTGTAGGCCCACCTTTCTACCTTATCTTTTGCGTTTCTTTTGCCACTGAGCAACTCTAGGATTATAGGTTCCACTATCTTGAACTTGCCCAACGGGGCCAGCTTATAGGCTAGGATTACGTTGGGGTATAGGGAGTCAACGTCGAACTGGAGCACGTCGTCGAAGAAGCCTCTCTCATAGATGTCAACCCATCCGCCAGTATACTTGGGTCTCTTGTTGTAGGCCGTCTTGCATGGAAGCACATATCCAATAGTGTGAGCAGTTCTGAGAAAGTATTGGTCGAGCACTGGTGTAACTGTGATAGTCTTCTTCTCTGGATGAACCCCGAAGATTTGGTCAGGGAAGATGTGTCCCTGCTTGGCCAGTTGGATTGCTACTTTGCTATAGTCCTTCGGTGCGCCAGTCATAAGATTGTTGGCTGAGTCTATCATCTCGGTCATCTCCGCGTCCCACAGCACACGCTCCCTTAGTTGAGCATCTGGCAAGGTGCTAAGTCTGACGTTGACGAATGGCTTCTTCTCATTGAAAAACCTCTTGCCTACCTTCCCCAAAGACCACTGGCTTCTGAAGTTCTTCTCCATGAAGCGGTAGGCGAGAGACACGTCCAGAAACCTAGTCTGTGCAAAGTCGAACTTGATGTGGTTGTAGGCCAGCCTCTTAGAGAAGAACGGGACATCCCACTCTCGGCTGTTCCAGCCCTTCATTAGAGCTATCTTGTTCTCCTTAATGAAGGTGGTGGCATCTTGCAAGAGCTTGGGTTCTGGCCCTGTCCATGCGTGCTTCTCTCCCTTATAGACGATTCCGATAGCCGTGATGGGAACGTTGGCCGTCTCCGCACTTGGCTGCCCCTGACTGTCATCTTCTTCAGTATCCCACGCCGCTTGGTTGGGATAGTCGTCACACACATAAAGGTTGTCCAACATCCAAACGCCCACATACTTCTTATCGGCCTCGTAGACCGTAATGCTCTTGGCCTCTTGTCTGGTGCGGAAGTCTTTCACGTTGGTCGGCTGATTGAAGGTGTATCTCTTAACGTTCTCTTCTGTATCGAAGGCATTGAAGTTGGTTCGCTCCATCTTAGCCATCGTCTGGATTTCGTATTTCGCTGGCGCGTAGCAGTAAGGGGCAGGGAAGGGGTCGATAAGCTCGAACTCTCCGCCTCTATATACTCTCATCCTTACTTTGTTGTTCTCGATAACGTAGTTGGCTGAATCGAAAGGAATCATTCTCCAATGGCACCTACGATGATGGCCCACAAATCTGGGTCAGTGTCCTTTATCCTGTCCAAGTGGGGCGGCTTGAGTCCCTGCTGCTTGGCGTAATCGACATAGTAAACGATGCTTTCGATGGTGTCTGTCGGTTGCAACTCGTTGCACAGCTTCAAATAGGACTGCACCGCATTTAAGGCTTGCTCTCTGGTGAGCTTCAAAATGTTGGCTACATAAGGGGCAATGACGAGCCAGAGGATGCGGTGGCGACCATCCTTCACTGGCCGCAATAGGAGCTTGGCGATATACTGGTAGCCCTCACCGTTGCACAAGTTGCCCGAATACTCTACCTTCTTCTCGAACTGCTTCTTGAAGTTCTCCACGTTGAACTTCTTAAGTTCCTCTTCGTCCATGCTCTACCCCTAGTGTCCAGAGTTTATAAGGATTCTACTCGGCCTTGGCTTCCTGTCTCTCAGCCTTTTGTGTCTCTTTCGCAGAAGCTAAGTCCTTCGCAGAAACCCTCTTGAACCCATCGTTGCTTATGAGTAAGTCGTAACTTTTACCATATTCTGGTAGGTTAGGGAAGCGAATACACCAGACCTCCCTTGCGCCGTGAGGCGTTATCTTCTTCTTAAAGCCATAGAGAATCTTGGTGTAGTGGCCTATCATCTTGCCGCCTTTCTCTACCAACTCCTTCTCTATCATTCTAGCCGTGAAAGGGTCTGTGGGGTTGTTGGTGATGTGGTTGGTCGTCATAATGTAGATTGACTTGTTCAGTCTTTTGCTACCCTTGAAGACCAAGTTCTGTAGAGTGTTCAGAAACTCTTCCTCAGTTTGCGACCTGATGCCGAAGTTCTGTCTTCCGCCCATCGTGAGTTGGTCGAATGGCGTGGTAAGAGAGTCAACGACAATGTAACGGATGTCGTGCTCTGCCAGCATCTTAGCCAACGGAGAGTGCTCGGTGTCTACTTTAATCATCTTGAACTCCAGTTTGATGCCCTTCTGCTTTTCCTCTGCTGCCTTCTTTGCGTCCTCTTCTCTCTTCTTCCTTTGTTCAGGTGTCTCTCCCTTTATCTCTTTCAGAGGCTTTGGCTCGGCTACTTCCGCTTCGGTGATGATTACCTTACCGTCAACCCCGATATAACTCATTACGTCTTCGGCAGTTGGAAGATACACCCAATGGATTATGGGTTCGACTCCATATTTCTTCTTGAAGACGTTGTCCCATCCTTCATGCTCTTCGATAACAACTGAGAACATGAAGTCGGTAGGCTCTTCGGTGGATAGCCACAGAATCTCACCACCCTCTTCTTTGACTACCTTAAAGCCAAGTTCGCGGGAGTAGAGGCTCTTTCCCGTCTGTTTCATACCGCAGGTGCCCATGACAATCGAACTTATCATAGGCTCATCCAATTCTAAGAACTTTGTCATAGGCAGTCCTTCGTTAACTCGCTATTTAAACATTTTATCAGTTGACCCTGAAAGCGGAGTAGCCAGTGCTTAACTCGACTTCCTCGCCGTCATAGCTGGAGATTACCGAGCCTCGTCCGTCTGTGTCAACGATATACTTGGCGATGCCTTCTGTATCTAGAGCAGCCAAGCCCATGAAGGCTTCGTCACCAAACTCGTCGATATACCACTGGACATAGTCATCGTTTGGAACCGCTTTCTCTATAAGATATTGGAGAAAGGAATCTCGGTCTGCTACGTCAGCGTAGTGCATTTCTTCTTCAAGCCGCGAGGGAAACATATCGGGTTCTTTCGATTGCTCTTCAGCAATATCATTAATGTAATTGTCAAGCTGCTCGATGCAAGCTGTTTCAAAATCGTCTTCATTGGTAACATAGTCCTTCCATGTAATGTTCAGCCCTTCTGTTCCAAGCTCTTCCAGCGAATCTTCGGCACTTTGTGTGGCATACTCGTCTGCCTCTGTATCGTTCATCACGACCCACTCTTGACCAGCCACATAAATCCTTACATACGGGGTCGCATCTACACTCTCTATGTCTTCCACGTTCATTCCAAGATTGTCCAGAAGCTTGACGATGGCAGAAAGATGTGGCACGTCTACATCAGGGAACATATCTTCCAGTGCCTCTGGTTGCTTCGCCACTGGTTCCTCTGGCACCTTCGGCTTCTCTGGTTCTGCGGCTGCCATGTCATCATATCCTTCGTTGCCGCCCTATTTAAGCATAGTCTTCGTAAGAATCTTTTTATAGGCTAGGGGAGATGGGTAAGGTAATATGTCGGAAAACAACAAAACCCTTAACAACTTTCAGGTGATAAAGCCTGTCTACCAACGGAGCGACATCATGGACACTCCAGACGGTATGGTTATAAGTGTTGGTGCCAAGCTCTACAAGGCTTATCCTACGGCAGTGTCAGCTCCAATCTACATTGTGGATACCAAGAACATCATCCACAGTAAGAAGTCATCGCTGCCTTTGATAGATGTAGATATAAAGACATTGGACGAAATCTTTGAGTTAAGGGAGCGAGATTACATCCTCACTCGTTTGCATGACCCGCGAATAAAGGAATGGGACGACTTGAGCCTCTATACCTTTGGAACCATGTTTCAGTTTAACGACGCGACTCTGTCCAAGTGGGTCGATATAGGGACGGGAAAGGTGACAGAAGATTGGACAAAATTGGTGAGTGACATCCTGCAATACAATTGCGAGAAGGACGAGAGCTTGGTCTTGGTGAATAAGGCTTCAATCCCAAGA